TTATTTAGACGGCTTCGCAGTCGCGCCGATCCTCCTGTAAACCCGTTTTGTGATCTCCTGTTTGCTGTGTCCCAGCAGCAGGCTGGCGTCGCCAATATCGATGATTTCCGAGGCGGCCTTCGGCCGTATGTCTCGGAACTGAAACCCTCCAATCTTGGCCGCGAGCGTCGGATCGCCTTGTTCGATGGCGTTCTGCTGAGCTTTTTCCCGAGCCTTGTCCCAGCGCAAGCGCAACATTCCCTTCGTCATCCGCTTTCCATGCCTATTGATCAACAGGTACTTGGACGGATGGCCGACATTCCTTTCACCAATTTCCCTGACCAATCTCCCCAAGCTGTTTTCCCCTGCATCTGTACGCATCAAGATTCTGAGCTTCTGCCCTGTCTTACCCTGTGTCACCAGGAAGTAGTCGCCCTCGGTATCGTCGCTGCGCATGATCAACACGTCAGCAGGCCGCTGCCCGGTCAAATAGCCCAGGTCCATGGCTTCCTTGAGTTCTTGTTCGGCAACGGCGTAGACGGCATCCCAAACAGCCGCATTGGCATAGTAGTCACGAGGCGCCTCCTTATTCTTCCTTATGCCCTGGCATGGGTTCTCTCGCTCGGTGAGTCCCCACTCCCTGGCCATGTTGAAAACGTGGGACAGGAGGGCGATCTCGCGGTTGGCTCGAACCTTTGCTGAGCGGGCATCACGGTACCCGGCAATGTTGAACGGCGTAATTGAATCGATGGGCGCCTCGTCAAACGTAGGGCGAAGCTGTTTCAGTTCAGCCATGTTGTCCTTCTGTGTCCGCTCCCCCTTTTTCGGAATGACATCGCGTACATACCGGTCGAAAATGCCCTTCATTGTTGTCAGATCGGCCGGCTTTTCTTTGGCCTCCAGTTCGGCCCACTTTAAGCGGGCTTTGCTCAGGTCTGTTCCAAGCGAGATCTCTTTGCCAGCAGAATCCCGGTAGTAGTAGCCGATCCAGACCTTGCCATTCTTCCTTGGGCGCTTACGGCGCACCATTCCTGGCGGCAAGTCCCTGTTTTCCGTGTTCCGGGGGCGCATATCAGTTCACTCTGGAGAAATCAGGCGTCCAAGCAGGTCGCGCCGGCGCCGGGTTTTGATCTGCAATTGTGGCGTTGACCATACCCAGCTTCATACGGGCGAACATCCGGCCAACCAGCGGCCGGCCGCCGCGGCTCTCGACGAACACCCAGTTGCGATCCTTGAGCCATTTGCGCTGATCAGATCGACGCTTGTAGCCGGTGAGGTCGGCGAGTTCATCGTCCGACAGTATTTCAGCCTGCATACCTACCTCCTGCCGCCCGCTGTAGGCCGCGCTGTCTTGATGATGTGGATGATGAAACCGAAGGTGAGCAGCATCCAGGCGACGGTGCCGGCGAATGCTGCGATCAGGGTCTGGTCGGTACCGGTGGAGAGCAGCTCCGGCACCTGCCAGAAAAACCAGAAGGTTGACCCTGCCACGTACAACACGATGGCCGTCAGGAGCAGGGTGAGTTTCGTTGCGTACATGGGGTGTCCTTGCCGCTCGAGGCGGCAGATATTGATATAGGGAAGGGCGGGTGTTTCTCGCTGGAAATTCAGTCAGGACTGTTTTCGGACAGTTCCTACAGACGATGCGAATCCGCGTTCATATGATTTTGGATTTCGTACCTAGCAACTCCTGTCGCCGCAGGCGAGGGGTTTTAGGTAGCCAAATTCATAGTCTCTAAGGGTTGAACATGTCTGATTACTGGAAAGAGGTTGCTGAGCTGAGTAGCAAGGTCGAAGTTGCTTCGAAAAACCTTACGGAGTATCTACGGATCAATCCTGAGCCTTGGAAAGCCGCTGACCTTAGGACGTTTACTGCTTTGCATGTAGAGCTTTTGGATGCACAGATTGCATACGTCTCTTTTCAACACACAAAACTTGTATAGACGCTCGATGCTCTTGAAACGGTGAGCGGCTTGCCAGAATCATTTGATAATGATTATCAGTAGAGTGTATCTTTACCGCGCTCCCCCCGCAGGGAAGGCTCTTTACCGGTCTATGGATGGCGAGGCGGACTCTGCTGGGTGAGCACCTCGCCCGCCGTTCACCGGCAGGAATTTATGGTGTAATGAGAAGGATTCTTAAAGGTGGGGCGAGATGGTCAAGGCGTTTAGGCGGGGCTACCCCGTTACCGATGACATCCAGCAAGCTAAATCATGAGATAGGGCATTGCGATGCGTTTATCTCAAGCCTCCATTCGCGAATGAAGGCGTCAAAGGAAATGCGCTCATGAAGTACAGCTGGATAGTGATTGTTTTACTGCTTTGTGCTTGCGTCAGTGGCCCAAGCCCTCAACAGTTGGCAGAGCAGCGCTTATGGGAGCAACAGTTGCTCACCCATCTCTCCTTGTACAAGTACTACCCCGAACAAGCTCGACTTCAAGGGGCGACGGGCATGGTTAGAGCCGAATTCTTCGTCGACGCCCGAGGCAACGTCTCACGTCAGAAAATCATCAGCTATTCCGGGTCGGAACTCTTCGTTCCTGCTGTACAGGTATTGATTTCGGCAGCATCACCTGTACCTGCACCGCCACCTTCAATGCTTAAAGACAACGAAATCCAAATAGTCGCCCCCTTTATATATTGCTTGGTTCCGGCTATATGCCCTGTCTCCCCGAGCGGGCTTCCAAGCATCAAGGAGTAGCGCTGCGGTAGCTCTAGCTGTCACAGCGGATTTTAAGAGCTAAGGGGCGACATTCCAGGCCATGAAGGGCGGCTACTGGGATCATGGCGTCACCCCTTCAGCTTTCGGGATCAGCTCGCCGGCAAGCTCAGCAGCCAATCCCACGGGCCACCAGTAGCGCGGGCGCTGGTATTCCGGATAGCTCTCCTCGCGAATCACCAGCCCCTTGCGCTGAAGCGCTTTGAAGACGCTCAGCACAGAGCCGGCCTCGATACTGAGGCGGCCACCAACCTGATATGTCAGGCCGCCCAGGCCGAAGGCGCAGGCTTGATCACCTCTTGCGATCCTGCCGCAAGCATCGTTATGCAGGCAGGGTGTGACGCCGCGATAGCGATATGCGTTTTCACGACCGATCTTGCGCAGCTCGTCGAGGATGAGTTGCTGCTTCTCTGTGAGCTTCACAGTTTTCATGGGCGAGTTCGTCCTTGCCGCTATAGCGGCTGACTTTGAAGAGGGAGGGGTCACTGCTGTTTTGCTATAAGAGAGGATGATGTGAAGAGTCAGGCATTCAGGGAGAATTCATCGCCACTTACAGATGTTTCCTACAGCTTTCGGTCTGGCGGTATCCATATGATATTTCTCCTTTGAAATAGCAGAGCGCAACATGCCTAACGATCTTGAGGCTTTTATCGTCCGCCTCCCCAGCCACCTTCATGCGAAAATTAAAGCCGCAGCAAAGGCGGACAGACGAAGCATGAACAATGAAATTGTCGGGAGGCTAGAAAGCTCTTTTGCGTCGGATCAGCTGAACAATGCAGAGGACCGCATCAACATTCTGCTGATGCAGCAAATCGAGCGGCTAGAAAAGAAAATCCAAGCTTATGAGCGCGCTTGTAGCTATTCACAGGTGTGAGCTACACCGCGCGCCGCGCCGTTGCCGGGCGGATTGGTTTGGGGTGTCCTTGCCGCGCTGGGCGGCAGAAGGTGAGGGTGAATTCTTCTGAAAGTGGATAGGGACGCGGCCATCAAAGGCAGCTAGTCTTCTGTTGTTCGCCCAGCCAGATGTTTCAGAGCAAACGCTGAGTGGCCTCAGATGGCTGGGTGAACTCTTTTTCGTTGCCCGCCGCTCACCGGCAGGCATATAGGGGGATTGGGGTTAGGCTTGTTTTGTGCAGAGGAAGCGCCGGCACTGGCATTGCATATCGTCGCAGTGCAGCTCACCAACCCATTCAGGGAATTGGTCGCCTTCGAAGCGCTCAATGCGGGAGTGGTTGAGCCCGCTTCGCTTCACATCTTTCACAAAGCGCTGCAGGTCTTTGGTGTTGTCATCGCGATCCGGGCTATCCCAGCGACTCATTACCAGAAGACCGCAATTTGTCTTGCCGTGATCCATCCAGCCGAGATGCTGTGGGGTGTGGACCTGGATTTCTTCAGGCATGCCGGGTTCCTTGCCGCTATCGCGGCTGACTTTGAAGGGGGAGGGTATTTATTTTGGATCGACCCTGGACTAGATCCAGAGGTGTGCTAGAAATGATGTGTCGCGCTTGTATTTCAGATATGTGTGGTTGAAGTGCTTATCCGACTGGCGCTCTATCAAGTCATTGGAGCGCGCTCTTCAAGCAGTGGGCAGTGAGTCAGTGGACCGAAGTAGTTAGCTGAGAGTTAAACAACTCCCTTCCTCTGGGCTAGTAACTCAACGCCTTGGTCCGCTGGTCACATCCTTGCCCAGTCACCTGTAGATGAAGACGTAGGCGAACCAGAGGGGGGGCGGTCATGGCGTCACCCGCTTGAACTCGACCACCCATACCCACGGGTTGGCGTCCCAGTTGCCGCCGGTGGAATCCCACAGCTCCTTCCAAGCCGCCGGGTACCAGTCTCGGTAATTCGGTGAAACGTCATCGCTTGTCAGCTCCGGCGGACACTGCAGGCCTTCTGCCCGTATATCGGCGCGGCTGATGTCCTGCAACCGCTCGACGCGAACTTTGGTGATCTCCAGCAGGATGCGGCAGGCAGCGCGAGGCATGTGGATGCTGGGCTTGTACTTCAGGCCGAAGTCTTTCCTTGCCTCGTCGCTGTGTGACCCAGGGCGGCAGTCGGCAGCGTAGGCGTAGCGCTGGAGTGGGCCGTCCGGGTCTGGGCGATGCTCAACACCGGTGCAGCGCAGATCAATGAAGGTTTCACGCACCCACAGCCGGTCTCCGCGCTTGCCATATGGGCAAGGTGCGTGCTGTTCCAGTTCCTTGGCGCACTCCGCTTCGGTCGATCCAAATACGCAGAAGCCATAGCGAGGGTCTTTCTGACCTATTGCGCTCCAGCGCTGACGATCACCAATGGAGATGGTCTTGTCCTCGATAGGGATCTGGAAGCTTTTCACCGCCCGCCGCGTGACCGTCTTCCGGCCTTCCAGGATGGCGCGCACCATCGGCGCCGAGAATAGGATGGGGCGTTCCTTTATTTCAGGCATGACTTCGTCCTTGCCGCTATAGCGGCTGACTTTGAAGGGGGAGGGATGGCTGATAATTCCTGTATCGAATATGATCAACCCAATATTATGTACGCCATGAGGGATGTATGCGTAACAAACTAGCTTGGATTGGAACAGTATTTACAACAATTTACTTACTGGGGTTTACATGGTTTATTTTTGGCCGTTTACCACAGCTACAAACAATGGAACTGAACAGTGTTGGAGATTTCTTGGCTGGAGCGTTTGGCCCGATCGCTTTTTTCTGGTTGATATTGGGTTTCATGCAGCAAGGCACTGAGCTTCGTGTCAGCGCTGATGCACTTCGAATGCAGGCTGATGAACTAAAAGCATCAGTTGAACAGCAGACGGCACTCGTCGCTGCACAACAGCGCAGTTTAGAAAATCATGAACGGTCGCTGGAGCCATTGATTCAGATGAAATATACACAGAATTACCAACATGAAGGCGACTATTATTCGGGTTTTTCACTCACAAATATTGGTAGTTATTGTGAGGGTGTTAATGTTGTTTTGTCTGTTGATGGCGTTGATCAGTACCCTATTACATTGGAGTCATTGTACAGCGGTGTAGAGCGTCATTTTACGCTGCATGATGTTTCCGAGGACTCTCGAAAGTTAATTGTTAAAATTAATTATGTGAAAATAAGTGGCCGTATGAATCATCAAAGCTTTGAACTGTATACGTATCATGATGAGGACGGTCCGGGAGTAAGCGTTAGAAAAGTTTCCATGCAGGACGAGGAAATTATTACTCCATAGTCGCTGAATCTGAAACTTCCTCCATCTGCAAATCATGGGCATTCACAACCGTCATACCGAGGCGTTCGGCGATCAGGACTTCCAGGCGGGCGCCCTTTAATGCTCCCAGCCGGGCAGGGTGGCCACGGTGTCACAGTCCATGAGCGCGGCAGTGTCGCGGCGCATGCAGTCGTTCCAGGTGCCGCCGTCGGGGTTGAGTTCGGCGGGGTTGGTGACGGTGTGGCCGACGGCGCGGAGGTTGGTGGTCATAGTGTGGAAGGCGGCGAAGTTGAGGTCGGGCAGGCCGGTCATGCGGTCGCTCAGGTAGATGCGCTTCATGCGGCCTCCGCGACTGACTGTCGAAACACCGGAAGGGCGCCGGCCTGCTCGCGTACTGCCTTCATGCCTTCCGCGTCGTAACCCCAGATGTTGCTGTCGTCGAACCGCTCAGGGCCGAGGTAACCAGGGTGCATTGGCTGCCCGGTGCGGATGTAATCCCGGAACCCTTCGACGAGCGACCGAAGCGTGCCGCCATGGCTGAAGCCGCGCCACCGACCGCCCCAGGTTGTTTTGTGCGTAAAGATCCGCCGGGCGCTGTAGTCGTCGATGAACCAGACTTTGCCGCGCTGATCCACTTGCATGCTGGCATAGCGATCAGCGACCTGGTTGAAGAAGAAGCGCCGACCGTGGGTGCCGATGATCCGGATCGCCTGATTGACCTGCTCGGCTCGCTGCTGCTTCAGGGTGAGTTTGTTTTCTGTCGGCATGGGGGATACCTCCTAGAGGCTATTCAGGATAATGTTGGAAAAAAGGAGCTGCACATGCCGACATTGGTTCTGTTAGGAGCGGGCGCTAGTCATGGGAGCGAACCCAGCCGAGCGCATAAGACACCTCCGCTCGGGAATGACCTATTTGGTGCACTTACCGAACTAGGTGGCGTTGCTTCGAGAATTCCCGATGACATTAAGAAGGTCTTTGATCAAGGGTTTGAGCTTGGCATGGCGTTGTTTAATCAGCGGATTGATGTGCAGTTGCAGGCATTTCATCGAGAGCTATCTTCTTATCTAGCAGATTTTGTTCCTTCACCTAATAGTTACTACGTTGAATTGCTTCGCCATTTAGTTGGAAGAAATGTGATTTTTAGTAGCTTGAACTACGACATGATGCTTGAAGAAGCCGCCTTTATGCTCGGCATGCGCGTCTCTTACGGAATAGAGCGCATGCCGAATGCTATTAGGGTTATCAAACCCCATGGATCAATTAATTTTTGGCCTGATTTCCCACCCGATATGATCAAGAACTGCTTTTTTAGCAATGTTGGTTCGGCGCTAGATGCCCCAGTCAAGCCAGTTGATAGATTGTCTGCTAAGTACAGGTGCGATGTTGATACGTCCCTTTCGCCTGCAATATCAATGTATGCCAAGGGGAAGAGAGTCTCGGTTTGTCCTGGCTTTGTCCAAAATCAGCAGGTGATGTTTTCCACCGCTTGCCGACGAGCCTCTAGGATAATTATTGTCGGCGTTAGAGTGGTTGCCGAGGACTCGCACATATGGGAGCCAATCTTGAAAAGCGGGTCTGAAGTGACTTATTTCGGAAATGAGGCGGATGAAGCTGAGCTGCGAGCTTGGGCTGATGCCGGCAATCGTAAAAATGTAAACTTTGTTAATGGGTATTTTGATAAGGCCATCGCCAGTATTTCCCCATACATTTGACAAGCTGCGCGGCAGTTGAGGGCGGTTCAGGTCGTTGCGGATAGGGCGAGGATATCCTCGCCACCACGCGCGATGCCGGCGTGTAGTTCCACCTTGCTGCCAGCAAGCATCCCGGCGATCTGGGCGTTTAGGTCCAGCTCTACCGCCTTGCCTTTCCTGGACTTCCCGATTTCCTGGGTAGCGAGGTATTCGCTGATCAATGCCTTGTCCTGCGCCTGAATCGCGACGAGGTCTTGGCCGGTGCCGGGGCTCCCCAGCGGATCATCGTCGCCTTGAGGCACAAGGGCTTTCAGCTTGGACTGGACCTCCCAAACCCAAGCCAGCGCAAAGTGATCGCCGGCAGTTTCTGCCGAATACCGGCTGCGATGGACTCCCGACCTGACGGCCGAGCAGTACTCCTTGCGCGCCTGAGTAAGCTTGGTGTGCAGTGCCTCATATGCGTACAGGGCGATGTTCTGGGCGGGAGAAACGCCGACGAATGTCGCGCACTCAATGATCTGGCCTTTTGCGGAACACCACGTCCGGCGCCGCAGGGTTGTGCAGCTGAATGCGTCTGCTACAGCGATGCTCAGCTGCTGGTCCCACGCCGGTCGACGCTTGGCGCGGAACAGGGTCGACTCAACCTCACCTACGTCGCTCAACTTCACATCCATTTCGGTCAACCGGTACTCGCGCATCAATGCCTGGGCCTGCCGGAGTGCCGTTGCGGCTTCGTTCTCATTGGCGCTCTGGGCAAGTGCCAGACAGTGCTTGATCTTGCGGATCGCGCGTTCGAGCTTCTTTTCGTCTATCTGTTGTGCGGACATAGGGGATCCTCGCCGGGTATATTTGGCGGATAAATTACTGAGGGATTCAAATGGATCAGGGATTGATTAACGACATCATTTCAACCTCCGTTGGAGGTGCGGCAGGCGGCGCAGTCGCGGCTCTGGTCGTGCTGGCGGTGCAAGGGATGAGCGCGGCTTGGAAAAATCACCGGGACGCACAGCGCATTTATGACTGGCTTCAGAAAAACAGCGATAGAAAGAAAGAGCCCTTTCGATCAACGCGGGCCATAGCAAGCCATAACAACCTCACAGAAGACCGCGTTCTATTTGTCTGCAGTCACGACCCGAGAATTAAACTGTCAACCGGCAAGGATGAAGGAATGTGGAGCATTCATATTCGCAAGCGCACATCATCTGTGATGAGCACAACTGATGAGATCGACTGAGTAACGCTCGCTGGCTGGCGTGATTCGTTGATGTGGGGTAAACAAAGCGATCAAAATCTAGGAGGCAGAAATGCATGGATTAAAAGTTGTGCTAACTACAGTGCTATGCGTCAGTTCGATATTGTCCTGTCTAAGCTGGGCTATGTCGGCTTCAGCTCATGCCTCCGCAGGCCCGGGAACCTCTGTCAGTTGGGTGCATGCCGACGGAACCGAGACGGACCTTGAAGCAACGATGAAAAAGCAATCGAAGTGGAACAAGATTGCCGCAGCACTCGCTTCATTGGCCGCCATTACGCAAGCAGGCCTTGTTCTTATTCCCTAGTCATCAGCTATTTGCTCATCGCTGGCGCGTTGGGTTGATATGGGGTATTACGGGTGACCGGCATGGAGCCGGAAGGAGCAGATAGATTTGAATTGGATGGATAGCAACTCAGGGCTAGCATCGTGGGCTCAAGCAATTGGGTCGTTTGTTGCTTTGTTTGTCGCTATAGGAGTTGCGTGGTGGCAAGGACGCCAGTCGCGAAAGTTGTTTTTAGACCAGATTAACCATGAGGCGGAAGAGGCCAGACTTCAACGTATCTCGTCCCTGAGAGCTACAGCTGAGGTGGTTGAAATTGTCGCTAGGCGCGTGATTGGGGTGGCCAGGAAGATGCCAGATATTCTCATGGAAGGGAGCGCCCCCCGCCATAAGGACGCTCTTGAGGTAGCAGCGCTGTGGATTTCAAAGTTACCTATTTATGAGCTGCCTGGAGCTTTGGTTGCCAGGGACGTACAGAACATAGCGCTGTCAGCAGATCGAATACTTAAAGTTCTAGATGCGATTTCCATTGATGGGAATCTTTCAGCGAAGAGCTACAAGTCTTTGTGTGGTATTAGTGATGCCGCCGAAAAGACTTTAGAGGATATGTCTTTTTTTGTGGATGAATATAAGGGTGGGGTCGGCGTCATCAGAGCTGTGGATCTTTAAACAATGCTCAGTTTCAATAAACGAACGATCGCTGGCTGAGCTTGTATGTTTCGAGTGGCCGGCCCTTAGCGCAATAGGTGAGGGCGGGTCAGGTCGTGATGCGCTCGCCAATCACCTTGGTGGTGAAGCTCACCGAGCACTCGGTTGTCAGCTCGAACAGGCCGTTGCAGGTGTCGCACTCCATGTTCTTGTCGCCGTAGTCCTCGCTTTCAATGTGGATCACGGTGGCGCAGTGCGGGCATTTGCACTCGTCCAAGTTTCGATAATCCCATTCGTCATAGTCGGTCTCGGCGACCTTGGCCAGCGCTTCGGCCTTCGCAACGGCGTCTTCTGCGTCCTGGCAAGGCTTACAGGTGAACCCGTCAGGATGACCCCACGGTGCTTCCGTGAGCTTCGAACGGTGAGTACTGCACAGGCGGCAAACGTCGTGCATGTCGCAGACGCTGTAGCTGTAACGCTCGCCGCTGCCGGTGCACTTGGCGCAACCCGATACCCAATACCAGGCCCCATCGATGCGCTCGGCGTACAGCCCTACTTCTGGTGGATTAAGCCGAACCTCTGGCAGTCCGTTGCGATGTGGCCGGTCGTGGCTGCAAGCGTTCCAGATGTTGGTTTTCCCTGAGCGGAGTCGCTCTGTCCATTCGCCGGAGATTTCCGGGATCAGGATCTTCGTGTTCTTGTCCATGGTTGAGCTCCTATATGGGGGGCGTGTTACGCAGAGCGTGGTGGCTAGTTGATATGTTTGTTAACATTGCGAAATTTTCAATGGAACTGGACTATGAGCAGCAATCTATTGCGAGGAAGAGTAAGAATTCGCAGATTCTTCCGAAGCAGTGCTGAACGGCTTGCAGGATTAGCTACGTCGATTTATTTGAGCGCTGTCATAATCACGGTCAGTTGGAGGATGCCGGAATTTTCAGCTTTACCTCTCAACGAACTGGGTGATTTTCTTGCGGGTGTTTTTGGCCCGCTTGCTGTCTTTTGGCTTGTTCTGGGCTATTACCAGCAAAGTAGAGAGCTCAGAATAAGCTCTCAGGCGCTTGTTGCTCAGTGCGTTGAGCTAGCTAATTCCGCAGAGCAGCAACGCTTAGCTTTGGAAGTCGCAAAAAACCAAATGATACTGGCGCATGAAAGACATCAAGTTGAACTATTAGAGTTGGAGGAGTCAATTAGGCCCAGAATTTCAATCAGCTACATTAATAATGGCATTTCCACAAGTAAAGAGTGGTTAAATTTTGAATTATTTGCGTTCAATGCCGCAGCTTATGATCTAAAAGTATTATGGATCGAGGGTGGAGTGGAGTTTTCCGCCCTTTCTGCGGGATATTTTGGGGTTAAGGCTAAAGAGCGCTTTCAGGTGAGTTTCGACAAAGGTCAAACTCCAAATAATTTTGATATCGCCATCTATTGCAAAAATGTTCGCGGCAGAAGTTATGGGTATCACTTTACTTATGAGTCTGTCGGTAGGGGCAAGGTGGTTGCCAAGTCACCATCTCCGACCACGGTTGAGAAAATTCCAGAAGCTTAGCGTCCGATGGAACATTGCGACTTGTCTTAAACCATTTCCATCACTTGCATGAACTAACGAATAATCGTGAAATGGTATTAGTATTGATCACTACTTTCTTCGGCGTTCATCTGAAGCGACTCGGCGAATCCTGCCTGCCGTAATTTGCGCGCCACAGTTTCGGATATCTCGTAATCATGGCGCTTGATTTTGAATAGTGGCGCGGAGTTTTCGGCGCCCAGTGAATGGGCATGAGTGATAATTCTCCAGATGGTCGACCGGTCTTTCGTCTCGCCCAGTTCGTCGGTGAGCGCTGCCAGCCGGTCACGCATTCCCTGCCGGAAGTAGTGGCGGATGATGTCGGACGGCCCTTTGACCCTTGGCGGCGCCGGCGGAAGATCCTCGGCCCGTGCATTCAGTACCAGCAACTGCACCGCTTCGCTGACTTCCTCGATCTCATGCCAGAGCATCAGATCGTCGAGCATCTGCCGGGTGCCGTACGGGACTGTGTGCCGCAATTCCTGCTCGCCCAGTCCCTGCCGTTTCTCGGCAAGTTTGGCTGTGCGTTCCTTCTGTTCGGCAGCCATAGCCTACCTCTTCTATTCCGCTGGCCGGCAGTACGAGCCAGGTCTGTCGATGATTCGGATATTGATGCGGCGCTGGCAGTAAGAACCACGTCTACCAGCGCGCAATGTATCGTTAGGTAGTAGGTCTGACCCGGAAGGCCAGGAACACTGGGCCGAATGGGAAGGTACTGACTTCCAGCTCATCTAGCGGGTTGAGCGTGCGCGTGCGACTCCCAGCATTGCTGTAGATCACATGGCTGCTCGATACGGCGATGTTGACCTTGCCGGCGGCCGCCTGGATCAGATTCACCTTGAACCCTTCAGTCACGTCATCACCAATGGTGAGCGTGACGTCTGTATCGCTGATGACCAGGATCGACTTACCTGAATCAGCCATAGTCAGTGGTCTGCTGCCGGTGATGGAGACGTTGGTGTGTACGTGGCCCCCAGCGTGATAGCTGACCATTCTCGGGTCGGCGAAGACGCGGGCGAAGGCGCCGACATAATTGACACTGGCGCGCATGTCATCGAATTGCTCGACCACGTACCCGCCAAGTCAATTTGGTTTCAAGGGAATGAATACGGCGCTTGGCCCATGCACATTGAAGGTATCGAGGCCAATGGTGATGGCACGGCAGTGCGCCCATCGTTAGCCGTTGGCAACGTCAATGGCAGGATCACAGCGCTGTGCCTGGCGTTTGATGATCTGCTTGAGTTCAAGTTGACCATGCGCCACACGTTGGGCCGATTTGTCGATGCCGAGAACTTTGAGGATGGCAATCCGGAAGCTGACCCAACTCAAGAATCTATTGAGGTCTGGTACATCGACCAGAAGACAAGTGAGGACGGGGAGACCGTCGGTTGGGCGCTGGCAAGCCCAGGCGATGTTGGTGGCGAGTCAATTGGTAGGCAGATGACGACGCTGTGCCACTGGGCGCTTACCGGTGGCTATCGCGGGCCAAGTTGTGGGTGGACGGGTGGGTATTTCGACATGGATGGCAATCCAACGGATGACCCGGAGCGGGATCAATGCAATGCGCTGCTTACCACAGGGTGCAGGTGTCGATTCGGTGAAAACAACCCCTTGCCGTTCGGGGGTATGCCTGCCGTATCCCTCATTGCCCGGAGCTGACCATGCGCAAGCACATCTTGAGCGCGATCCAGGCGCATGCGGCCGAGCAGTACCCGAAAGAGTGCTGCGGTCTGGTCCTGGCTGTCGGCCGCAAGCAGCAGTACTTCCCGTGCAGGAACATTTCCACGGAGCCGAACGAAGAGTTTCGGCTTGATCCGGAGGACTACGCCGCGGCGGAAGACTTGGGCGAGGTGATCGGTATTGTGCATTCACATCCTGACGCTACCAGCAGGCCGTCACCCCGGGATCTGGCCATGTGCGAGGCCACAGCCTTGCCCTGGCACATTCTCAGCTGGCCCGAGGGCGACCTGCGCACAATCACCCCCACGGGGAGCACACCACTGCTTAAGCGCCCATTCGTACACGGCGCCTGGGACTGCTGGCAGGTCTGCGCTGACTGGTATCAGCGGGAGTGGGGGCTTGAGTTCGAAGCCTTCCAGCGCACCGATGGCTGGTGGGAGAGTGCGGAGAACATCAGCCTGTATGAGGCCCATTACGAGGCTGCCGGCTTCGTGCGAGTCGACCGACCACAGCGCGGCGATCTGATCGTCATGTCAATTGGGCGGACGGTTCACCCCAACCACGCAGGGATCTACCTGGGTACTGATCCGACGCTACTTGGAGAGGAGTCAGGCACATTCGGCCCTGGGCCGTTCCTGCTGCACCATATGTACGGTCGACCATCTGAAGTTTTGGTGTTCGGCGGGCCATGGCTGGATCGAACCCGGCTTATCCTCAGGCACAAAGGTGCGAGCCTGGCAACTTCGTGACGCGGATTAAGCGGGCTCCGGGGCGCGCTGAACCTGACGGACAATGTCTGCGCCGTGGTCAATCTCTGCACGACGCAGATCGTATACCGCCTGTAGATTGATCCAGAACTGCGCGCTAGTGTCGAAGCAGGCTGCCAGACGAAGAGCAACGTCTGCAGTAATGCCGCGTTTTTCACGAACAATGTCATTAACCGTAGGCGCAGATACATGAAGGAGCCGCGCAAGAGCGGTTGGGGTCATATCCAAAGGATGCAGGAATTCTTCCTTGAGTATCTCGCCCGGGTGGACAGGGCGCATGCCGTTAGTGAACACAAATCACCTCAGTGGTAGTCTACAATTTCAACGTTTTCGGGTCCCTGAGCATCCCAGGTAAAACAAATACGGTACTGATCATTAATTCGGATGCTGTATTGACCGTTTCGGTTCCCTTGTAGTGCTTCCAGCCGATTGCCGGGCGGTGACCGCAAATCCTGCAATGCGATCGCCTGGTCAAGCATGGTCAGCTTTCGTTGCGCCACGGACAGAATTGCCGCCCATTTTCTGGAGGCGCCAGTGGTGAACAGGATGTGAGTGTCGCCACAACGAAAGCTGATGATCATCATTAACGCTTAACGTTATTCGTTAATGACGATTGTAGATCTATCCAAAATCATAATTTATTTTTTCGATGAACGGTTATCTGTCAGCCTTTTTGGGTGATCTCAGCTTCTCTGACGTAGCGTCCGGCCAGCCCTATAAACGTTTTTTCGTGAGCGCGGCATGGTGATACAGTCGCCACTTTCAGGACAAGGATGAATCATGCGGATTTTGATAGCGGCGGTAGCGGTGGTGATGCTTGCAGGGTGTACGCCATCCACGAGTGCTGTCCAGCATGTCGAGCCCGCTTCAGATACTCAGGAGTGCATGACGTACAGGGCCATGATGACAGCTCCGATGGAGCCAATGGCTCATGAGCGGCTGAGATTGGCTTGCGAGAACTCCAGGTCAGCGGCGGGCTCCAAATAGGCTGGAGCGCACTGGAAGCGCTTAGCAGAACTCTCCTATATCTAACATGAAAAAGCCCGGTCAAGTGCCGGGCTTTTTGCATTCAACCAACACTGAGGCTACCCATGAAATGAGACTGGGATCTGGTCAGGATGATCTTGAGCGCCGTTGTGGATCTGTCTGACTTCCATTCGGCAGTCGGCTAGCAGACCTCGACGGTTACCAAAAGAACGATGTGGGTGTATTGCTCCTTAGGTAGCCTTTTGGCTAAAGCGAGTTAATGACGAAAAGATCGTTCAACCCTTTTGAGTGCGTCTGAAACCCTATCGGCCCACCCATCAGGAAGCTCAATAATGAGTATGAGTTCATATGCCCCCGAAGTAGGTCGCGAAGCTATCATTTCTGTTAAGAACTTAGGGATTTTCGCCGTCTGCTCAATTATCGAACCTGCTACGCCTATGTACAGGTCTCGCACGTCCGAGAAGTCTTCATCTACGCTTGTAAAGCAAACGGATTCCTCCCAAAGCAATGTGTTAGCGCAAAGTTCTCCGTAGAGTCTGCATATCCTAACAATATCTACGTCGCTCCCTGAAATTCCAGGCTCTCCCCAAGTTTTCATCAGCTCGAAATTGGTGAGATTACTGAACGCGGCTACGATTAATTGGATTTCTTCAGATTTATCTCCGAGCCATAAAAATGACTCATCTTTGTGTATGCGCTGGGTGGGCTTTGTATATAATCCGCCCTTTAATGCCTCCCACCGCTGCAATGAAGGAGCTATTTCAAATCGTAGAACCTCGGCGGTGAGCAAGTATTCCCAATACGGATCTTTATCAATAATTAGCCGTTCAGCTAAATAGCTCAACTTGCCAAATTCTTCAAGGTGGCGCTTTTCGTACCTATGCCTGACCTCCGATGCAGCTTTACCAACCTCGTCAGAAATACGCTTGTCATGCTCCCGCTGCCATTCAAACAGTAAGCCTGACGGATATCTACTTGGGTCGTCATCAATTTTTTTGTGGCAGTTCCCACATAGCCATATCGCATTTGTAATAGCGCTTCGTTCAGATGACGCCATTTTTTCGTCATATCTTGCTGAACCGGGGTTGGCACCATATATATGCGCGGCTTCACCCAAGTTTACAGAGCCAGTGGGCTCGCTAGTTGGACCACTTGTGAGGGCGCCGCAGCTAGGATTGGCGCATCGATTTCCTGCTCTCTTTGCCAATACTGTAATGACAGATTGTTTGAAACGATCGTCTGTACTCATGACGTTCCTTGACGAGTAATAGATGGTTGGAAAACAAATAAGGTTAGCTGCTTTTGACCGAAATCCTACCAAGCAATCCTCAACGTAACCCCGCACTGTTTTGCTTGCATTTGGTGGGCATGAAAAAGCCCGGTGGGCCGGGCTAGTCTTCGACTGCTTCAGGCTGCTGCTGATCGAACATCTCGCTCAGCATTTTCTCATGCTTGGCCTGCGTGACGGAGTAGAACATTTTTCGGCCCAGGAGGATCCTCTTCATGCTCCGGGCGGACAAGAGGTGCTTGGCCTCGACTGAGATCTCTTCGGTCTCACCATCCCTGGTGTCAGCCACCTCTAGGTGGTACTGCTCAATCGAGCCATCGTCTCGCTTGGTGTGGCCTAGGTGTTTGAAGGTGAGGGTACGCGTGCCGTTGTAATTGCTCGCATAAAAAACTCAACTCCACCTGAAGAGGGGGCTGTGCTTGATGCGGACGCGAAGAAGGCCAAAGAAACCGGCGAGCCTTTTCAATATGTGCTTGAGCGAAAAGACACAAAGGATGGCTGGAAAATAACGAAGATCGCCAGCTTTCCTTCGTATGCAAGTGACTGGAAGGACGTATACGAAAAGCCTGAACCATCAAATAATCGGTACGTTTATGGCGCTTACCAATAAGCTGGCGAGGGGAACGACATGAAACTGTTCATAGGGGCGCTGGCCTTGGTTGCGTTGGCGGGGTGCGTTTCTCCAGCCGATCTTGAAAGCAATAAGCCGAGTATCGCGGCGAACACCAAGAAAAACCCCAAACAGTACGCACTCTGCGTGTTCCCGAAATGGCAGTCGGCCAGAACTGACTCATCCATGGTCGAGACTGAATCCGGTTACCGGCTATGGGTCGCGAGCAACAATATGGCGGACGAGCTTCTTGATATCAAAAAAAACGCCGGTGGTAGTTCTGTAACTTTGCGGCAGCGAATGCCGTGGTCTGCGATGCTTGGACGATCCAGCATCGAGTCTGCGGTTAAATCTTGCCTCTAAATACACGCTCAACCTAAGCCGCCTACGGGCGGCTTTTTATTATGCGGAGAAAAATATGGCAGCAACGGCAGCGCACTACGCACCTATGACCAACATAAAACTCTCAGGCTCACTTGCGCAGAAATTTGGTCGCTTGCATCGCAGGCAGATCGACTCGAGTGCTGGATGGGAAGTGTTCCGCGCCTTGAGCGCGACGCTGGAGGGCTTCGAGAAAGAAATCAAACGACTCGACCGCTTGGGAATGCGCTTCGCTATCTTCAGAAACAGGAAAAACGTTGGGCCGGACGAGCTCGGGCGTAGCGGCACTAAAGAAATTCGAATCGTGCCTGTAGTGGAAGGCAGTAAGCGAGGGGGAATTCTGCAAACGATTATTGGTGCCGTATTGCTTGTGGCAAGTATTTGGTTTCCAGCGCTGGCTCCGGCTGGTATCGCGATGGTTGCCGGTGGCGTTATTCAGATGCTAAGCCCTCAGGCGTCGGGCCTCAAGCAAAGCGCCTCTCCCGAAAACATGCCGTCCTACGCTTTCGGCGGCGCAAAGAACACCACTGCCAGCGGTAACCCAGTACCAATCTGTATCGGTGAGCGCCGCTGGGGTGGGGCGATCATCTCGGCATCGATATACGCCGAAGACAAAACATAAATAGAACGCAGAAAGCAGGCCGCCCATGAGGCGGTTTTTTAATGCCTGGAGGAAAGCATGGGCGCAGCACGAAAGATCGATATACACGGCGCCAAAGGCGGTGAGAGCAAGCCGAAGTCTCCGGTTGAGTCACCCGACAGTCTGCGCTCGACGAACCTGGCAAAGATGCTGATTGCCGTGGGTGAGGGGGAGTTTGAAGGCACGCCAACTGCCCGTGATATCTACCTCGACAACACACCCATTCAAGACGCCAGTGGATCCTTCAACTTCACCAATGTGAAGTGGGACTGGCGCCCCGGCTCAATTGATCAGACTTATATCCCCGGCATCCCATCTACTCGGGCGCCTATCTGGCCCGGGTGCGTTCAGTGAGCGCCTTCGAGATCTCCTCGATCTGGAAGAGCTCCAATCTGACCAACCTGGAAGGCAAGGCCGGCCTGCCGCCGGCGGTGGCGTTCCTGACCACCACCAGCCTGGTCTATGGCATCGGCATCCAGTGGGGCTTTCCACCAGGTGCAGAGGACACCCAGCGTACGGAGGTCTGGTATAGCGAGTCGCCGGACCTGACGACGGCGATCAAGTTGAGCGACTTCAGCTACCCGCAGGCCAAGCATGAAATGCACAGCCTGTTGGCGGGGGCGAGCCTGTTTTTCTGGGCGCGTCTGGTGGACCGTACCGGCAACGTCGGCCCGTTCTTCCCGATCCCTGGCGCGGTCAATGGCCAGGCCAGCTCGGACCAGACTGAGTACGAGAAGTACTACGCCGATAAGATCGGCAAGGGGGCGCTGTACCAGAGCCTGCGCGAAGAGATCGAGCTGATTTCTGGTGATGGGCCAGGGTCCGTCAATGATCGGCTGACGGAGGCCAAGGCCGAACTGGAGGACCTGCTGGGGCAGATCACCGGGGCAGAGCCATACGACCCGACGAAGCCATACGGCGCCGGCGCATTCACGCAAAAGGATGGGCACCTGTACCATGCGACTGGCCCGGTACCGGCCGGCGAAGCGCCGCCAAACCCGCTGTACTGGAAGGATATCGGCACGATCCTGCAAACCACCGACGCGCTGGCCCAGCAGGTTCAACTGGTCACCAGCATGATTGAGGAAATCGACGGCAAGGTGGTGGCCACCGCGTCATCCATTGAGGCGTTGCGTTCAGCCGCTCGCGACGATGACGGTGCTGGTGACCTGGCGAACGCGCTCAAAGGTTGGCAGGCAACCGCTGATCTGGCGCTTGAGAAACGCACCAGGGCAACAGAAAACGAGGCGATGGCGCAGCAGTACCTGACAATGAGCGCGCAAGTAGGGGCGAACAAGTCAGGGCTGACCGTTCTGGAACAGGTGGTGGCGACCAACAGGGAGACGGCAGCCACTCAACTCAACCAGCTCAAAAGTGATCTGGCGCTGACCGACGAGAAGGTGGCCAAGGCTGACCCGTGGACGCTGCGCAAGAAATTCAGCATCGTGATTGAGAAGACTGCGCGGGAGTTGGCCGGCACGTCGTGCCTGGAGCTGGACGAGCCCGACCCACCGAAGCAGGAGATCTGCTGCAGCCGGATGTTCGGTAAGCGCCTGACCGAGTTGCCGCCGATCAAGGAGGCGCTGGCCACCTACATGATGCGGGCCTCTGAAAAGCTCCGGGCCCAGGGCTCACTGTGCAAGAAGGTCCGTGTCTGCATTCGTACCGGTATGTTCAATCCGGAAGAGGCCAAGTATGCAAACGGGGTGGTGGTTGACCTGCCTTATCCAACCGACGACGTTCGCCTACTCACGAAGGCTGCGGTTGATGCGGTGGACCATATCTACCGGCCAGGCTTCAAATACAGCAAGGCCGAGGTGATGTTGCTCAACCTTTGCCAGCCGGGCGAGTACACCGACGATTTGTTCGCCGTGTCGCAGCCTGCGGAGGCTACCAGGGTGATGACGGTGCTGGACCAGATCAATGGACGGTGGGGAAGGGGAACGCTGCGGTCGGCCAGCGTTCCGACAAACCCTGACTGGGGGATGCGTCGGGAGATGATGAGCCAGAGTTATACGACAAGGCTTGATCAACTGTGGACGGTTTCTTGCAAATGAGGGGAGTGAATGGTTTTTTTAAATTTCGATGGATAGTCAGCGTACCCCGAACAGAAAAGCTTCTTGCTGATACCCATTGCTTCAAAAGTGTACGACTCCGCACTCTAACTTTATATTACAAGTAGTTGATTGAAAAGGTGACTTCAGTATCGGCCGAGCCAGAAACAAGTTGTTGGCTTTGTAGTCGTACATAGGAAGCGGTTAAAGGAATGGAGAAGTTCCCCCCGGCCGTATTGTAATCAGAAAACGTGTAAGATTGGTTCAGCTTGATCGGTAGACCGTTTTCATTCATTAGTTTCAGGCCTACGCCTTCGGCCGTAGAGCTGGCATTAATTGAAACTATTCCTCCTTCTCGATCAATGACTGGGGTCGTAGCGATCAGTGCATAATTTACTTTCTTGATACCTTTGGGGCAATTGATAAGCCCGATTTTGTAGCCGATAGGAATGGTTTGTCCATTGTGATTGAAGTCACTCGGTGTATATTCACCCATGGGCACCAAAATGTTAGGTGTTACGCACGATAGTGCTTCCTGAGGAACTTCTTTTGACATGGCAACATTAATAAGGGCCATTTGGTTGGCCTTGATAGTTCCCCAGATACCTGCGGGCAGCTTCGTTTTTCCAGTAATGTTGCCCGTTTTAATTATTTCCAATTTGAATTTGCTAACGTTGCTGGACCAGCCGTACCAAAGGTTAATAGGACCTAAGGGTGGCAAAATTTTACCTGGTGGTACTGAAGGGATTTTTCCCTCGATTAGGCTGCCGTTAGAAGCGGAAATTTGCCAAGAGAGACCAGTGCCTTTGATGGGGAATAGATAGCCTCCCGCGGGTTGTTCGCCGACTGCAAGGTTTGATTTTATACCGAAGGCAGCAGGTGTTTCGCATCTAAAGGTTGCACTAACGTTGCCTTGGGTTTCTTCATAAATTACCGTTCCTGAGGGTGTGTCCGCGGGTATGCTTAGAGATGCCGGGCCATGAAAGTTCAAAGTGCTAGTCCCTGAGGTCCAGGCTTCTTTGCAATCACCTATCGACCAAGCCGCAAATGCGCCGGGAATATGAACCGCTGACATAACGATAAATAAAAAAAACGTTATCGTAAAGTTCATGACCGCTGACCGCTGACCGCTGACCGCTGACCGCTGACCGCTGACCGCTGACCGCTGACCGCTGACCGCTGACCGCTGACCGCTGACCGCTGACCGCTATTATATGTAAGTCATTGATAATAGTCAAGTTTTGCCTTCTGTTTGATATGGACGGCAGAACACTTTAGCGACCGTTTCGGGCAGTGAACATAAGGCATTCCTGAGTTTGTCTGCGGCTGCTGTCATGGCTTTTAGTCAAGTAGTGAGGGGGGCTTTTTTGGCCGAGCACGGGCTATCTATAAGTCTCAGACTGGCAATCTTGAAGCTTGTTTGGTGGTGGTTTGTGTTCGGTCGGCAGGACGCCGGGGGAGGGGGTGAATCTTGTACCACTTTTTGTACCAATGACTGTGTTTAGCAGGGTAAATCCGGGTATTTCTGAGGAGGTAAACCCCCGGATTCATTGGCTTTTGCTACTTACCACGACCCATTGAAAATCGCTGTGTAATTCTGCTCCTCTCGATTGTCATTCTGGCGCCATCATCACTGAAAGCGTTATCTTGATGAACTCTTCATTCCGGTCGATGGCGTCCAGCGCGCCACGTACGTTGTCGGCGATTTCGGTGCCGCCTTGCTGCTCAACCCAGTTCGTAAGCTCCATGATGGCTGCTTCAAGGGCGAGTTGGTTTTCGTTGATTTTGGACAGCAGGGAAGGGAGCAGGTCAGAGTTCGGCATCGGTGTTCCTCCTTGGAGTGAACAGCGTAGCAGCTGTATCTGGAACAACTGCAGACTATTCGTAGGTGATCGTATAGATAACGCTACTGTTGGCAGTGCCTGCCTTGAGCGAGTCGGCTATACGGTAATAGCGAGCTTGGAGGGGGATGTTAAAGGTACCTTGACCTGTCTGCGTGCCTATATCCAAAGGTTCTTCATATTTAACGGGAGCATCATTTGATAATATCTGAACCTTTACCCCTTGAGCGGTATCAGCTGATGTGGGATTGGTGAGATTGAGTAACCCCTTTACATTGTCATAGATGCTCGCATTTCCAGCTTTGAGGGTTAGCTTGACTTTTGTCCCGCGGTCGCAACTAAGAGGAATGGAGAATTGGCGTTCGGCAGCGGTAATGCCTGCACTGCCTAGCTCTTTCATGCCGACCTCTCCAAGTGAAACATCGATATTAGTACCATCAACAGAACAGCCAAGTGTGTTTACAGTAAATGCTGTAGTAGTGAAGTATGATTCTGGACGCTGCCACGAATTTTGATTGTTGCGCAGTATGAAAGATGCCACTTCTTGCCCTGGTATTTTTCCAGGTGTTACCTCGCCAATTTTATAAAATACTAACTTTAAAGAGCCTTTCATTGGTTGCTCTCCAAATAGTCCATTTACGGAGCAAAAAATTTTGTCGTTAATGTTTCCAGTAAAAGTTGATCCGTCTATGGGGGAGTAGCTTGGGCAAGTTGTTCCAGAGTTTCCGTACAGTGCATACCCTATTCCAGAAGCGCCTGAACCAAGCTTGTAAATATTCAGGCCATTGATTTTACTTGAGGCTGTGCCATATCCTTTGACTCCAAACTCCTGATAGCTGAAGGTCCCTGTACAAGAAAAAGCGTTGATGCTAGTCGTTACGACAGTGCTTCCGATTTCCGTACCTATTGCTATATCACGGCGTATTGTCATATCCGGCACGTTCACGGTGGTAGTTTGCGTCTGTGTCGTGCACTCACCCGCCGAACTAATAACGGAATGGGAAAGTACTATAGCTGCAGCGATGATTATTTGTGTTGATTTTGAAAAAGGCATAAAAAGGTTGTACGTCAGTGGGTTAAACTTCAATCTTAACGGCTATTGAACGAAGTGAAAATCAGACGTTCCTGAGTTAGGCGCTGCAGAGTGAGCATCGTAGCGGTTGGCTGGTTGCGGCTATCGGGCCTGAGCATATTACAGGTAGCTCACAGTGAACGTTACTGAAGCATTAGCGGTGCCAGCTTCCAGTTTGCTATCGGCCAGGCGGTAGTAAGCCGCAGATAACGGTATGTTGAAGCTTGTGCCAGTTGTGTTGAACCCGTTGAACGGGTAGGTGGTGTCTAGCGCTATAGGCTGCCCTGCATCATCCATCAGCTTCAGGCCGATACCTTTGGCCGTTGAGCTGGAGTTAAGCGCCACGATACCCTTTTTCTGGTCTATGACTTGCGTGTTGGCTTTGAGTGAATAAGTGACTTTCTTTATGCCGCTCTGGCACTGGTTGAGGCCAATATTGAACTTGACCGTCCGAGGCGTATCGCTAGGTCTGTTGAACTCTTTCAGTTCATAGTCGTCACCCATTTGAACCGATACCGCCGGGGTCTGGCAGGAGGCAGTGTTTAAAGTTATGGGGTTTGCGAGGTATAGCTTTACAAATTCAAAGTTAGAGTATACTATAGTGCCGAGCAGACCTGCGGGTACTAAGTTTTGTCGCGATAGCTCCGCAGATTTATATATTTTAATTCTGTACTCGCTGTCTGTAGTCATATTACTGGTATTTACAGTTATATGATGTGGGCGAGTTACTGGAAAGTAACTTCCTTTAGTGCCGATCCTTCCGGAAAGTTTGAACGATAGACCTGTATTTCCTAAAGTGAAGCTACTATCCGTAGGGCCCCAGCCTACAAGGCTACTGTTGGCTCTAAGGCCCGTAGTAACGCCGTTTGGGGTACAGCTGTATTTAGCGGGTATTAGATGAATTGTATCATCATAAATTACCGTGCCGACAGGTGCGTCAGTCGCGACTGATAGAGCATCTTCTGTCAGGTTTACTCCAAAGTTCTTTGTTTGGGTTTGTCTGTCGGCAGTGCAATCTGCCGTTACAACTTCGCTTTGAAGGTACAAAAGAGTTGCAAGTAATGCGAAGTAAGTTTTTTTGTGCGTCATTCTGCTGACTGCTGACTGCTGACTGCTGACTGCTGACTGCTGACTGCTGACTGCTGACTGCTGACTGCTGACTGCTGACTGCTGACTGCTGACTGCTGACTGCTGACTGCTGACTGATATTATATGTAAGTTGTTGAAATTAATCAAGTTAATACCTTGGTTTTGACTTGGAAGTCAGAGCACTTTAACTACCGCTTTGGACAGTGAACATAGGGCATTCCTGATTTTTCCTGAGGCTGCTGTCATGGCTTTTAGTCAAGCAGTGAAGGGGGCTTTTTTGGCCGAGCACGGGCTATCTGTAAGTCTCAGGCTGGCAATCTTGAAGCTTGTTTGGTGGTGGTTTGTGTTCGGTCGGCAGGACGCCGGCGAGGGGCAAAAACAGTTCCAAAACTAAAACTGCACCCCTTGTAGAATGCGGTCTGTAGCCCGGTCACTTTTCCTGAGTAATGGAACTCCGCAGGCCTTCAACGCCCCGGCCCGCTGGAGTTTGCATAGCGGTCTTGAAAACCGGCGAACGTTAATAGCGTTCCCAGGGTTCGAATCCCTGGTTTCCCGCCAAGATTGATACGAAAGCCCCGCGATTGCGGGGCTTTTGTGTTTCTGGGGTTTGGCTGTGGCGGGCTTGTATTTGCTCGGCGTTCCATAACTATTATGGAACCGTTCCAGAACTTTTCTATTTTGACGGCTTCGCAGTGGCGCCTAGCCTTCTGCACTCCGTCCTTTCAGGTCGTTCAGCAGCAACTGTGCGGCGTTTACGCCCCAAAATAAGATATTCACGCCGAATTGAATTCCACTGCAGTCCTTCCAAAGGGATGCGGTCGCCTGCCAATCTCTGCGTAAGCTTCTTCTCTGGTCATCGTCTTGCCTCCGTTGATTATCCGGATGACCCTGTCGCCAAGGTCATCGAGGAAATATGTTGTCTTGCTCGGCAAACCTTGCGTGTCGAATCCCGATCACGGAAGCAGGCCGTATTGCGTTATCTCCCCCAGGCTTATTGCCGGGCTGTCGTCGTCTTGGTTAA